AAGTTCATTAAATTATAAGTATCACCAAACCATAGGAATAGTTTTAGAAAATGAGAGAATAAATAATAGCAAAACAGAGATAACTCTACCAATATGGATGGATGAAAGTAAAAACTAGAGTGATAAAAAAATGAGAAGAAATTGAGAAAAATAATTAAAAATAGCATATATAATATTAAGTAAGAGGTATCTAGTAAAAGAAATGTACCCATCTTTTTGGATATCTCTAGTTTATGGACAGGCACGACCGCATAACCAAATGATCTCATAAATTCTCAGTACCCTTTTATACCATAGTGAAAAATACTCTATATAACCGAAGATTCAAGTTTATACTTGAATGTTTTGAAGGTTATATGGGGTATTTTTAATTTACAAAAGAACAATAAAATATAATTTAAAGGAGAACAATAATGATAAAAGTATTAAGTTTATTTAGTGGAATCGGAGCTTTTGAAAAAGGCTTAGAAAATCTAGGAATAGGATATGAATTAATTAATTATTGTGAAATAAATAAATTTGCAAGTTATGCATATAGTTTATTACATAATGTAGAAGAAAAAATGAATTTAGGGGATATATCAAAAGTAAATATAAGCCAATTAAGAGATTTTGATTTACTTACTTATGGTTTTCCTTGCCAAGATATAAGTTTGGCTGGCAAGAAAAAAGGAATAATAGAGGGTAAAACTAGAAGTGGATTATTATTTGAAGCACTTAAGATAATAAAAGAAAAGAAGCCTAAATATGCTATAGCTGAAAATGTAAAAAATCTAACAAGTAAAATGTTTATAAAAGACTTTAATAATATGTTAGATGAATTGAATGAATTAGGATATAACTCATATTGGAATGTTGTAAATGCTAAAGACTATGGAAGTCCACAAAGCAGAGAAAGAGTATTTATTATATCTATTAGAAAAGATATAGATAAGAATGGATTTGAATTTCCTAAACCATTAGAAAAAACAAAAAGTTTAAATGATATAACTGAAAAAAGTAAGATAGATGAAAAATATTATTGTAAAGATAATAGCTATTTAACGAAGTTCATATCAAATATAAACATAAGAATCGTTAATAAAGAAAAATCTAAATTTGGTTTGATTAGATTAGGAAAAATAGATAATCCCAAAATGTTACAAATGAATCAAAGAGTATTTTCAACAGAAGGATGTTCACCAACTATAGTAACCGGAAGTGATAGTGTACCTAAAATAGTACAATGTAGAGTAAGAAAGCTTACACCATTAGAATGTTGGAGAGCCACAGGATTTACAGACGAAGATTATTGGGCTATAAGAAGAGGATTAGAAAATAGATTCTTTAATGGGAGGGATAAGACAGATACACAAATGTATAGGATGGCTGGAAATAGTATAGTGGTAAATGTAATAGAAAGTATATTTAAAGAATTGTTAAAATAATTATTAAATTGTTTTAAACCAGTAGAAAATAATTTTGGAAAGTGAGGGGGATTCCCTCCTGCTCACAATATATAGTTTCTACTGTTTTATTTATAGATAAGTTTAATAGTGCAGAATTATCTGCAAAGTTCATCTAAAATAACATTGAGTGCATCTACTCACTTAATAGCAGTAGATACTTTGCATTCATCTTTATGTAATTGTAGGTTGAGATATGTTACTTAATTCAGATAGTGACTTTAGCATAAAAGGTTTAAATTTACGAATTTCTTTAAAATTCATTAATGTTATTCCTTTCTTTTAGTATATATTCATTATACTGCGGAAAACATGTAAAAAATAATTAGAAAATATATAAATTTATATTTAAATTTATATTATAGGAATATATTGTATAATCATTGTATATAGGAGGGGTAGCATGGATAAAATAGAATATAAAGTTATAAAATATGTAACTGAAAAAATAAAAGGCAACGACTCAAAATATGAGACGGATTTAGACGAAGATGATATAAACAATGAAATAGGATATTATATAGAAAAACTTATAGATAAAAGATATATTGAATCAAGATGTGAACATTGGGTAGGAAGAGGCGGAAGCCGTAAAGGCAAATATAATAATAATGTAGTGTATATAATATATGAAAATTTAAAGATATTACCTAAAGGCGAAAAAGCTATCGAAGAATATGAAATGTCAAAGAAAGAAAAAATCATAAAAGCAATTAAAGATGAATCTAAGGATTTTGGAAAAGAAGTATACAAAGAAGGCAAAAAACAATTAGCAAAATGGATAATTTTAGTGATTGGATTTATACTGGGGCTGTTGGTAGGAATACCAGTACTTCATTGTATAGAAAAAGTGTTTCAATAATTATAGAGCTCTAGAAATAGGGTTCTTTTTTTATACCTTAAATTAGAAAGAAGGTGGAGGAAATGAAGATTAAGTGTTATCTAAGACATAAGAAGGATAGTAAAGAAATTAGATGTATATGTAAAAGAGATAATCCAGCATGTGATAGATATAAAGGTTGTATTAAAGATTATGTATATATGAATGAGTACAAAGGAATACAAGAAGCTATTATTAACAGTGAGAAGAGAAGATGAAATTAAAAACGAAATTTGTTAAGTTAATATAGTTCTAGTATAATAATTAATAGCAAATAATTATTAACAAACTGAATTGTAATAATAAAATATAATTAAGGAGGTAAATAGTGTATAAACTAAGCCTTAAAAATGTATTATTTGAATATTTAGTAAAGTTATTAACTGAAGAGAATAATGAATATCTAGATGAGGTTGAGCATGAAGTAATTGATTTAACTGATATAAATAAAATGTTGTTAAGATCTAAAAAAGGATATAATGCTGAAGTGTATTTTGAAATTGAAAAAAATGCTAAAACTAAATTACTACAATATGTTGAAGATAAGCAAATTGAAATAGGGTATGAAAATCAAGATTATTTAAATTATGATGGTAAGAAATTGCAAGAGATATATGATGAAATATATACACAAACGAATTAACAAGCACTTACTTTAAAGAATAGTAGGTGCTATTATTATGCAAAAATTTAGAGCGTAAGAGGGGGTGACAGTGAGACATGGATAAACAGAATTATGAACTAGCAGAAGAAGATTATATAAATGGGATGAAGTATAAAGATATAGCAGAGAAATATAATGTATCTATAAATACAGTAAAATCATGGAAGACTAGATATAAGTGGTGCAAGGATAAAAAAAGTGTGCACACAAAAAATAAAAAGGTATGCACACAAAAAAATAAAGGTTCAGATAACAAAGAAAGTATAAATAAATATGAAGAGCCTATTGCTGATGAAGTTAAGGAAGTTATGGAGAATGATGAACTTAATGAGAAGCAAAGGCTTTTTTGTGTTATATATGCTAAGTGCTTCAATGCAACAAAGGCTTATCAAAAGGTATATAAGTGTACCTATGAAAGTGCTATGGTAAATGGACCTAGATTGCTAGGGAATGCTAGTGTAAAGAAACAGATAGATGAACTAACTAAAATAAGGTTCAATAAGGAAGCATTAAAGAATGGAGTATTACAAAAGTATATTGATATTGCTTTTTCAGATTTAGGTGATTATGTAGAGTTTGGAAAGAAACAAGTACCACAATGGTCAAAGAATAAAGATGGTGAGTATATACCAGTTTTAGATTCTGAGACAGGAGAACAAAAGATAAAAGAATATAGTTATGTGGATTTAAAAGACAGTATATCAGTTGATACAAGTTTAATATCAGAAGTATCAGAGGGGAAAGATGGAATTAAATTTAAGCTAGCTGATAAGATGAAAGCATTAGATTTCTTAAATAAGCATCTTAACTTATTATCTGATGAAGATAAGATTAAACTTGATATTGCTAATAAGAAATTGCAAAATGAGAAACTGCAGCTTGAAAATGATAAGCTAGGTAATAAAGGTAAGGATGAAAAAATAAACATTATAATCAAAAGAAAAGAGCGTGAATAGTCATGGAAATTGAAAGAGAGATTAATCCACACTTTGAAGATTATATATTTAATTGGGACTATAAGTTTTATTTCTTAGTTGGTGGTTATGGATCCAGTAAGTCATATAATACTGCATTTAAATTAATTCTTAAATTGCTAGAAGAAAAAAGAACAGCATTAGTAGTAAGAGAGGTATTTGATACATTAAGGGATTCGTGTTATTCATTACTTGAAGAAGTAATTACTGAAATGGAGCTTGATGATGTTATTCAATGCAAGACATCACCAATGCAAATACGATTTCCTAATGGTAGCAAGATTATATTTAAAGGTATGGATAAACCAGCTAAGTTGAAATCAATTAATAATGTATCAATTGTATGGATAGAAGAATGCTCGGAAGTTAAATATGATGGTTTCAAAGAGCTATTAGGAAGATTAAGACATCCATTTTTAGAATTGCACATGATATTAACTACAAATCCAGTATCAAAGAGTAATTGGTGTTATAAGTATTTCTTTATAGATAAGAAAAAGAAACTATTTGTATTGGATGATAAAGAATTATATAAAAAGAGAATAGTAATTAAGAATAACACATATTATCATCACTCAGTAGCAGATGATAATTATTTTTTGCCTAAATCTTATATATTGCAGCTTGATGATTTAAAAACACATGATAAAGATTTGTGGAGAGTTGCAAGAAAAGGACAGTTTGGAACTAATGGTAAAAAGGTATTACCACAATTTGAAAAGAGACCACATTATGAAGTGTTAGAAATGATGCATAATACTAAAAAGCTTTTAAATAAAGCTGGAATGGACTTTGGTTTTATTACCTCATACAATGCATTATTAAGAATAGCAATAGATGATATTAATAAGCTTCTTTATATTTATTGGGAATATTACAAAAATGGAATGACTGATGATAAAACTACAGTTGAAATAGAAGAGTTTAAAAATACTCAGGAACTTATTAAAGCAGATTGTGCAGAACCAAAAACTATTAAGTTTTATAGGCAAGAAGGATTTAATATGTTAGGTGCAAAGAAGGGACAAGGAAGTAGACTTGAAAATACTAAGAAGGTAAAGAGATTTAAAAGAATTATATGTTCAGAGAATTGCAGTAACACAATAGATGAATTAGAAGATTTAACATATGCAGTTGATAAAGATGGAGAAATAATAGAAGATGAATTTAATATAGATCCTCATACATTTAGTGCTATCTGGTATGCATTAGATGGATATGAAGTATCAAATCTTAAGGAACATAATTATGATGATGACATATATGAAAAAGGAAAAGGTGTTGTTAAAAATACAATTACTGATCCATACGGAAGAAAGGGAGGAAGTATATTTTAATGTTAAATGAAAGTAATGAAGAAAAACAAGCTAAAAGTATAAGAGATACATTATTAAATTTGCCATACACAGAGATAAGAGAAAGAAGACAGGTGTTAGCAGATTATATATTCTATAATGGTAAATGTGAAGATTTAGAAGCGGCTAAGGCAAATCCAATATATTATGGGCAGAATTGGCCAATAGATGATAATGTTGATTATAAGCCTACACAAGAGATAAGGAATAAGATAAAACCATTACTAAGAAAACAGGCTAGATGGATGTTTGGAAAAGAACCTACACTAGTATTTAAAGCAGATGATTTAAAAGATAAAGAAAATTGTGAAAATCTCAGAAAATTTATAGAAGATGTATTTGATTACAACGATTTTTGGAATAATACAAGAAAAGCTTTCTTAGAAGCTACAATAAAGAAAAGAATACTTTTAAGAGTAGAAGCTAATCCAGGACAACCAATAGTAATTAAGTATGAAAGTATAGAGAATTTCTATTATAAAGAAAAGAATGGAAAACTATTAAAAGCAATATTCTTTGAAGAAGATGAAAGTAATGCATTTAAAGAAGAGAATGAGGACAAAACATACTATCTTCATACTTATTATTATAAGCCAATAGAAGTTAAGAATGGTGAAAATACAGTTAATGTATACAAACCATACTATAAAAGAGAAACATATATAAATACAAAGATACAGGAAGATAAAACAATAAATAATGAAATAACAATATCTAAAACTATTCCATGTTGGTTGATAAAAAATGCAGGAGAATTAAATAGCAAGTTTGGAGAGAGTGATGTTGCCGATTTAATAGACTCTCAAAATCAATATAATAAAAGAAATTCAGACTTTGCAGATGCATTAAGATTTCAATTATTTGGTTCAGAAGCTATAATAGATGGAAAAGAAGATGATGTAAATAAATTAAATATAGCACCAGGAGCACTACATGCAATTAGAACATCTGATGAAGCAATGGCAAATTCAAAGCAAGCTTCTATTCAAAGACAAGAATATAATATAGGTAATAGTGCTGCTATGGATTCATATTTAGATAGATGTGATTCAGATATGAGAGAAATGCTTGATATGCCTAAGATAACTGATTTGAATAATATACCCAGTGCAAAGGCTATGGGCTATCTTTATAATGACCTAATAGCAAGATGTGATGAAAAATTTAATGACTGGGAAAAACCTTTGTTGAACCTAATTGATTTTATAATTGAAGTAGGTTCTTTTTGTTATCCAGGAATATTTAATAAAGAATGGTTAACAATGCAATACACTAAATTAATTAAAAGAAATGTTCCATTACCTTCAGATGAAGATGATAAGAAAGATAAAGCTATGAAAGAAGTTGAAAGTAAAGTAAGAAGTAGGAAATCTTATATTAAAGAGTTTTCTGATGAAGAAGATGCAGAAAAGGCTTTTGATGAAATACTAGAAGAGCAAGTACAAATAACTAATGCTGAAACTGACCAATATAACCAATCATTAGATGGAGAATTAGACAATAATGGTGAAGAATAATGAGTACTTATGAGCAAACAGTATTAAATGCACGTAAGCAGTTCTTGAAGCTTAATAAAACACAAGAAAAAGAGCTGGTAAATCTATATAAAGAATTGGCCAAGCAATTGCAATTAGATATAGTTACTTGCAGAACTACATCGCAGGAAAAGTATTTAAACAATCTTCATCAAATAGTTGAATTGAACATCAATGATTTAAGTGGAGAATTAAACAAAATAATAAAAGCAAATATTGAAACATCATCTCAAATAGCAAGTGGAACAGAATTAGCATATTACCAAGCTATAACAGATGATGTTTTTTTGTCTGCTGCATTTAAAGGAATGGTTATTAATACGAGTCATGAAACTGTAAAAAGGCTTATACAAGGGAAGTTTTATAAAGATAAAGCTAGTTTAGATAAAAGACTTTGGAATATTACAGATAAATCTATTAAAAATATTGATACTCTAATAAAGGTCAATGTATTAAGAGGTGCTAATGCTAAAGAACTAGCAAAGCAAGTAGAGAAGTATGTTAATCCGCTTAAAAAGCTGGAGCTAAAAAATGATGAAGTAGGATTTAATAAAAATGTATCATATCAAGCTTCAAGGTTATCGAGAACCAGCATTACACATTCATTTAGAGAAACTCAAATACAACAGGCTATGAACAATCCTTTTAATATGGGAATGAAGTGGGAATTATCACCGAGCCATGGAATAAGAATGCATGGAAAATCTGATATTTGTGATGATTATACTAATCAAAATAATTATGGACTTGGAATAGGTGTATTTCCATTTGATAAAATGCCGATAGGGCATCCACAATGTTTATGTATAACATATCAAGTCAATACTGATATTAGGTCAGCAATGGAGGAATTAAAGGCATGGACTAATGGCGAAGAAAATGAAAAACTTGATAAGTGGTTTGAAGATAATAAAAAGTATTCTAAACAAACAAATATTGAAGATGAAGCTAAAAAGAAAACAAATACAAAAGTTGGAAAAAGTGATATAATAAAATCAAATAAGTTAATTAAGACAGAGAATAGACTAAAAAAACTTAATGTTACTCAATACACTAATAGAAATAAGCTTGGAAGAGATATTTTAGATTCATTAGACTTAGAGAATATACCAGTAAGTATCAGGAAAATTAGTGCAAATGGATTTTGTACATTTAGTAACAGTGATACTATGAATATAACAGAATATGTATTAAATAGTAATGACTATAGAAATAATAACTATAAAATAAAAACAGCGTTACATGAAGCTTTTCACGCAAAAGCTCATGGAATGAAAATAGACTATTTTAATATTAAAAAAGAATGGGTTCATGTTGAGGAAACTTTAACAGAAAGTGCAGCTCATTATATGGTAAAACAATTAGGGATAAGTCAAGAAATAGCACCTGCATATTCAGATAAATTAGTTGATATTTTACCACGTTTAAAACAGTTGGATAAGTTTAAAGAGTGCTCAACAATATCTGATTTTGGGAGAATTGCATGGGAAGATAGATTGAATGGTATTGAACCAATTTGGGCCGAATTATATGATGAATCTATGAAAATAAAACATGATTGGAAAGAATATTCAAAACAATATTTTGAGTATATTTCAGATAATACAGAAGATTTAATAAATAAGATGTTAGAAAACATGCCTAAATTTGTTGATTATAAAGAACAAATGATAGAAGAATGTAATTCAGCAATGAAATCAATTAATGAAAGAAAAAAACTAGAAGGAAATGAACCAATGATTCTACGGAACGTATTAATAATAACTATGAATAGGTTAGGAGTGAAATAATATGATTTATTTACCTGATGATTGGATTGTATACAAAAAAAATAAAGAAGATATAATAAGAATTTTAAATAGGTTAGATGCAGATATGGTTGAAGAAAATAATTATTCAACAGATAAAGCTATAAATGATTTAATAAAATTAGGAGAACTTAAAATAATAGAGAAATTAAAAGATAATGTATTTTCTTTTGGAGCATAAATAGCACTTACTTATCAAAGTAAGTAGATGTTTTTGTTATGTATAAAAGAAAGGGGGATATGAATGGTAATAAATTGTTAATAATGATATAATAACAGCATATTATCCAATCAAGAGCGACTTATTAAATAATAATATTAAAAAGAAGTTGTTAGTATGGCAAAAATAGTAGAATCATTAAGCTTAGTTGAAATGAATGATGAAATAATATCTAAATGTTGTTTAAACAGCAATAATGATAATTTACTTACAGATGGATATGAAGCACATGGATATGAAATATTGTTGCACTATATTGGTGAAACTGATGAAGTTGCTAGTGTAGAAATTTTAGATATTAAAAAAGTCTATAAAAATATAAATAAAGAAGAGTGTTTGCCAGATATAGGGTTACTTGATTATAAAGATGAAGGTTTAGGAGTGGATCTAAAGGATGTAACTTTAAGAGAACTATATAAAAATGTTTTAGACAAAGTACTAAATTAAAAAGGCACTTAATTAGAAAAATGAGAAGGTATTCCAAAAATATTTAAAACATCTAGAAGAATGCAACAAATTTAAAGAAGGTGAATATGTTGACCATGAAAAAAGATGATGAAATAAAATATTTGATTCATGACGATAGACCTTTTTACCCAGAAGAAGAAGTTGTGAAAGGAAATACAAGAGAGTTAACAGAAGAAGAAAAGAAAGAATTTGAGAAATTAAAAAAGAGATATGGAATAAAATAAAAGGCACTTAATTATAGTAAATACTATGGGTTAATAATTTTTAAATAAACAGAGCTATTTCATTTAACAACAATTTTTTTAAATCAAGTTCCAAGAATGTTAGGGGATGCGAAAAATGAATGAGAAAGATATAAATGAAATCATATCACTTGTTAATTGGAGAAAAGAACTAAAAAATACAGAAGGTATTATTGAAGATTACTACTGGAAACCAATGACTGAGATTCTTTCAAAAAATGAAAAAGAAACAATTGATTTCTTGAAGAGTTGTAATGATGAAAATTTGTACTGGATAAGTGAAGTATTTGAAGATATATCAGGGAACTTTCAAAGCAAAGGGTTTGTAGAATTTCTTAAAGAACTTCATAAGCAACATCCTAATGTAGACATGGAACAGGATATAAAATATGCAGAATATTCAATAGAAGATTAATTAAGCACTTCTTAGTAAATATATAAGTTCTATTTTTATATAGATGAAGTAGAACTAAGAAAATAAATATTACAATTAGTGTAAAGGGTGAGATTTATATGAGAGCTGATAAAGATTTAATGATATTTTTAGGGCATCTTAATTGGTATACATTCAAGAAAAATATTGGATATATTCCAACAGAAGAAGCACCTGAAGAAGCAAAAAAAGCAATGCAAAGATATAATTTAAGGTGTGTAAATGAGGAAACTATGTCAAAGTCAGATTTCATAATTAGATATAGAAATGGTGAAAACCTTAGATGTCCTGAATGTGGGGGCGAACTTAAATATACTCATGATAGAAAGACAACAAGATTAATTTACTGTGAAAAATGTGGATTTGAAATATATATTGATTAATCAATGAAAGTATATATGGCTAAATATGATAAGAAAATGATAAAAAGTTGAGAAATTTTAAAAGATATAAATGATATACTAATTATAGTTAGTAATATGAGTTAAGCACTTAGAGAAATCTAGGTGCTTTTGTTATTTATATAAAGAAAGGGGAATATGAGTGGAGATACCAAGCAAAGTAAGGATAGGAAGCAAAGACTATGAAGTTGTAGTATCTGATAAAGCAATATTAAAAGGTAGTCAACAGTACTATGGACATATAGATTGGGAACATCACAAAATAGAAATTGATAATACACTACAAGATGAACAGGGAATATTTCAAACATTTCTTCATGAATTAGTACATGGAATTGTACATGAATTCAAAATTGATTTTTCGACAGATGAAGAAGATATTGTTGATAGATTTGCAGATGGATTACATCAAGTTATTAGAGATAATTTACCTAATACAGTTAAAGTAGGTGATATTACAATAACTAATGGAATTAATATTAGTGAGGTTTGTGAGGAATTCAGTAAATAGCTAAGAAAAGCATTAAGAGAAACTTCGAATAACGCAAAAGATGACTCAATGGAGATTGATACATTAGAGGATTTAACAGCATATCCATATGAAAAAGTCGTTGAATACTTCAGGAAAGAAAATAAAAACATATTTATAAAAACACTTAATGGAGAAAACATATGCCAAGGATATAGAGAATTGGAACTTGTTTATTTTGATGGAACCAAAAAAAGTGATTGTTGTATACAAATTGAAAAAAGATTAATATTACCAATATGTACACCAATCAAAACAGTCTTAGAAATCATGAAGATATCAAGAGAAAACTGCATTGAGAAAGGTTAAGGTGATCCAATATCTCGTGTAAGTCTAACGTTATAGGCTTATTTTTTATGTTAAAAATCATCTTTTTACTTAGAAGGGCAGATGTAAAAGAACACTTTTAAGAACTCTATTCGTGTTCATAGCACGTAAAATCAATGAAAATAGAGAAATTGAGGAGGAATCAAATAATGGCAAAGATTAAGGACATTATTGGAGAAGAAGCATATAACGCTCTACCAGATGATAAAAAGAAAGAATTAGATAAACAGGACTTTGAAGATGTAAGTGAGGGGAAATTTATTCCTAAGGATAGATTTGACCAGGTAAATGAACAGGCTAAGGAATATAAAAAGCAAGTTGGTGAAAGAGACACTCAAATTACTAAACTCAAGGATGAATTTAAAGATACAGCAGGACTTAAAGAAAAAGTTGAAAAGCTTGAACTAAATAATAAAACTCAAAAGGAAACTTATGAGAAACAATTATCTGATATTAGCTTCAACAATGCTTTAGAAAGAGGCTTAGGATCTTTTAATGTTAAGGATAAAAAGCTTATTATGGCACTTATTGATAAAGACAAACTAAAGGCTGATGGTGATTCAATTATAGGTCTTAAAGAACAGATTGAGCCACTTCAAAAAAGTCATGATTTTTTATTTGAAAAAGAAATTGCTGGAACAGGTTCTTTTGGAACTGGTGGAGAAGGAGGCGAACACAAAGAGCCAAATGGTGAACATATTGCTACTAGATTAGCTAAACAACATGCAGAAGCAGCTAAGTCTAAAGGAATTTTAGATTTTGCAAAATAAATTTAAGGGAGTGTGACAACACATGAGACAAAGTTCATATGAAATTTTAGGAGAACAAAAAAAAATAAGGCTTATTGCTGGAGATCACTTTATTTCTTTACCAAAGAAGTTTAGAAAAGGGGATTGGACTGCTATATTAAATTCTAATAATGGTATAGTTCCAGCTGGAACATTAACTACAGTTGACGGAAAACCAGTTATAACAACTGAAAGTACAACAGATGCTTGGGGAATTATATATCAAGACATTAATTTTAATGGTTCTATGAGTATAGATGGGAATGATGCAAATGCTACTGAAAATGGAAGTGTATTTATACATGGAGCAGTATATGAAAGCGCAGTATCCTTAGATGCTACGAACAAAGAAATAGAAAAGGCTGCATTAAAACAAATTATATTTGGAGAATAAGGAGGAAAAATAAAAATGAAATTACAAGACTATATTAATTCACAGGCGATTGCTTTGTATATGAAAGACTTGCCAGCAGAAGATACAATAGATAAAGCTTTATTCCCAGATACACATATAACTGGAACAAAGCTAGAAAGTGCTAAGGGTGCTAAGAAAAAGTCTATAGCGCTAAGACAATCTACTTTTGATGTAGCAGCTAAGATGAGAGCATTAAACGCTAAAGTAACTGTCAAATCAACAGAGATACCATTTTTTAAAGAATCTGTTGGTATTGATGAAACTACAAGAAGAGAGATTATGAATGCTATGAATGCTAATAATCAAAATTTAGTAGATGCAGTTATTGATCAAGTTTATGATGGACAAGCAAATTTAATTAAAGGGGCAGATGTAGTTGCAAAAAAAATGAGAGCATCAGTAATTCAAAATGGATATCTTAAATTTACATCTAGTGATGGAGATATCATAGTAGATTATGGAGTTCCTTCAACACATAGAACAGCATTAACTTCCTCAGACAAATGGACTGATGCATCAGCTGATATTGTTGGAGATGTAAAAGCATTTAGGAAATCTATAACAGATGATCATTATGCTAAACCCAATATAATGCTATTAACAGAAGCTACTTTTGATAGCACATTCTTAATTAATACAGCTATAACTAATCATATAAAGAATAGTAATGTTAATACTACACTTATTTTAGGACAGAAAAATTATATTCAATTTGCAAAAGAAGTTCTTAATATGCAAGTTGTTTTTTTGGAAGATACTACTTATGCTCCAGAGGAAGGTGCTAGTGAAATTCCGTATTATGAAGATGGAAAAATAACTTTCATGAGTGGAATAACGCTTGGGGAAACTGTATTTGGAACAACACCCGAAGAATTTGATAAAAATTCAGGAAGTGGAAAACTTGATACTACTATAGTTGGTAAAGGAATAGCAGTTACTACTATGGTAAAGGCAGATCCGGTAACAGTAGATACAAAGGTTTCAGTTATGCCAATTGTAAGTTTTGATAGAGCAGATGAAGTGTTCTTTGCAACTGTATATTAATCTAGAGTAGTCGATAAGGCTACTCTTTAATTTTATGAAGAGAGGATGATTTTAAAATGGCAAAAGCAGCACCAAAAACTGAAAATACAAAAGAAGTTAATAAGATAAAAAAATATAACGGAACTGCAAAGCAATTTATTAAATATGCAGGTCAATTTATAAAGGTTGGAGAAAAATTTGATATTGAAGAAAAAGACATTGAAGAATTAGGACAATATGCAGATATAGAAGAAACAGAAGTTGAAGCGACATCTTATGATGATGGCGAAGATGGAGAAGGTAAAAAGGAAGGTGAGTAATAATGCCACTTACACCTTTAGAAATATTAAAGATAAATTTAAATGAGACTCAGTATCCTGTATTTAGTGATGAAGAACTTGAAAATTTATTAGCAGTAAATGACAACAATGTTTTAAAAGCTAGTTGGCGTGGATGTTTAATGAAAGCTAATACAGATAGTAAGATTAAAGTTGGACCAATAGAGATTGAAAATGCTGATCCCGATTATTGGAATAACCTTGCATCTATATACCAAGCTGATTATTTAGCAGAACAGGCAGCCTTGAATCCAACTGTAACTAGTGGATATAAAACATCCATGAGAAGGGCAGATGGCTGCTAATGCCTAGATTAAAATCTAAAAAAATAATAGATGCAATTAATAAAGGAATAGAATTAAATCCAATTACCTTTGATGTTAAGCATGAAGAAAAAGTGCTAGTTGATGGAGCATTTGAAAAAGTAGAAAGGATAACAACATATACAGGAATAATTTATTTAGAAGATAATTCAAATAAAATTACTATCGATAGTAAGACACAAGGTATATCTTATAGCACAGAAAGATATAAAATGATACTTAATAATGATAATGAAATTATTATTAATGAAAAAAACATAGTTGAATTTGATTCTAAAGAAGGGCATATGAAAGTCACAGGTGCTTATCCTATTGTAATTGAAGATACTGTATGTGGTTATATGTGTGATTTAGAAAGGACATAGTTATGTTTAAGATTATTGATTTTATAGATAGAAAAAAAGCAGGTATGACTATATTTTGTAATATCATTTCTAAGAATTTAGAAGGAAAGGCCAAACAAAATGCAGAGTGGACTGACAGAACAGCTCATGCAAGACAAGGAATAACAGGAGAATCAGAAGGTATAAATTCACAACATAATATTTCTCTGTCTTATGGAGTTGACTATGGAGAAATACTTGAAGAAGGTTCTAAGCCACATGATATAACAGCTAAGAATGGTAAAGCTTTATACTGGAAAGGAGCAGCACATCCAGTTAAAAAAGTTAATCATCCAGGAACAAAAGGCTTTAATACTTTAGAAAATACATTAAATGATAATAAAGCAGAGGTAATTACTTTAATTAAGGAATATTGGGGGGATTAATATGAGGTTAGCAATAAGACATACACTTTTAAAAAATACAGAATTAAAAGAATGCTATGAACCTAATATTCCTAATAAAGAAACGCAAAAGCCATATGCAGTTACAGTTTTTAAGGATGATACAGACAATGGAGAAGTAGTAGGGTTTAAAAGAAGTATTGAAATATGGCTATACGATGAAAGACTTTCATTTAAAAGTTTGGATAAATTAGCTGAAGATACTATAAAAGCATTAAATCTCAAAGTAATTACAGATTCTAAAACAGGAGAAAGTTTTACTTGCAGATTTGATGGTATTGTAGGACAAGATATAGTAGATGAGGATTGGAATGCTATTGCTAAAGGATTGAAATTTACTGTATTAGCACTGCATGATGAGCAATCAGAAAATACAGATAAGTGGTTAAATGCTTTGAGTGATTTTACTAAAGACATTACAAATTGGCCAGTTTATCTTAATAATTGGAAAAGCAACTTTGAGGTACCTTCAATCTTATGGAGAGTGCAAAAACAGAGTAAAGAAAGAGAAAGTAACACATTAGTAAAAGAAAATAAAACTCTAGTGTGTCATATAGTAAGTGAAAGTAAAACTGAAATATCTGATTTGATAGATAGCATAGAAGATAATCTAATTGACAGCCTTAAAATACCTTATGACTTAGCAGATAGAAGATACATTACTGTGGAAAGCATTAATGAAGATAGGGAATCTGATATGCTTACTAAAGGACAATTAACAGTTGAACTTTTTAGAAGAAGAATGGTTGAAAGAAATAATGGACCTATTATTGAAGAAATTAATAGTAAAGGTACTTTAAAGGAGGGATAAGAGTGGCAAAGAAAAAAGATGTGCCAGAAGCAGAAATTACACCTAAAGCTAATGAACCCACATTTCCTAAACAAAAGTTTATAGATAGTGCTAAAAGCTTAGGATATGAAAAATATGTTGCTATGGGTGCTTTAAGTAATTGCAATGAATCAGAATTAACAAAAGAAGAATTTGAAACATTAATTAAAAATTTTCTAGGAAAGAAGGTAGATTAATTTGGCAAGAGGAACATGGAATGAAACCAATAAACCAAGAATACCAGGCTTTTATAATCGTATGCAACAAAAAGCACAAGAAAGTGCGGAAAGTATAGCGGGAGTATATTCAATGCCGGTTAAATCTGATTGGGGTCCAATAAAAAAGGTTACATCAATCAATAGTTTGAAAGCATTAAAGAATACATTTGGAGAAAATAAGGAATTAACTGCATATAAACTTGGTAAGCTTGCTCTTTTAGGAAAACCTAAGGAGCTTTTATTGTATAGATTAGCAGATAGTTCAGCAGCTAAAGGTTCTTTAATGTTAGTCAATACAGAAGAATCCCCAACAAGCGTAATTAAATTAGAAACATTATACGAAAGTTCTAGAAATTTTAGAATATCAGTTACTACTAATATTATTAACACATCTAATAAAGACATAATACTATTTGAAGGAAATACACAACTTGCAATAGTTGAAAATCTAGTAAATGATCTAGATATTATTGTAGAAGCGATCAATGGCTCTGATATGTGCGATTATATTCTTGCAAGTAAAATAGAAGGTGCAACAGGAACAATAGATAGTATTACAACTTTAGATTTTACAGGTGGTAATAATGGAACAAGCAATATAACAGCAAGTGATTATATGAAGGCTATGAAAGCATTCCAAGCAGAAGATATCAACGGATTTTCATTAGATGGTATAGCAGATAAAGAAATCATTACAAGTGCTATAGAGTGGGTAAATACTTGTAGAGAAGAAGGAGTTAATGTTCTATTTTTTAGTTCAACAAATGCTGATTCTATTTCTATTGCAAATTCAATTTCTAAGTCATATAACAATTTGGCTGTTCATAATGGATTTGCAACAGCATTAAAATATGATGGTATCACTTATACAGCTGCAGAAGCTATGGTTTATGTTGGAGCATTAGCACTTAGTAAAAAGTTAAAAGAAAGTATCTGTAATGAGGTTACTATATTTGAAGATGTAGAACCAAAACTCACTAGATTACAATTAGCTACAGCATTAGAATGTGGAACTATTGTATTTACTATATCAGATGGTAAGGTTGTTATTTTAGATGATGTGAATACTTATAAAAATTATGATATAGAAGAAGATGAAGTTTTAGGAAACATTAGAGCAGTAAGATTTATTGATACTGTAAATAATCAAACTTCACTGAAAGGTGAAAAGGAGTATGCTGGTAAAATTAGTAACGATGATACAGGACATACTATTATTTTATGTGGAATAAAAACATTCTTTGATGTATGGAAGTCACTTGGAATAATTAGTGGGTATGAAGTTGTCACAGATGATGAACTTCAAAAGGATGCTAAAGTATATCAATATTTTTGGAAATGGAATGCTGATTATGTAGATGTTACTAAGCAAATCTTTGGAACAGGTAATTTAGTAGGATAGAGAGGAAGTGTTGATATATGAATGAAACTTTAGATTCAAGCAGAGTTTGTTCTGGGACTTATGGAAGGGTATTTAAAGATGGAAATGAATACCCACAAGTAAGTGAATGTACAATAGATGTTGAAATTGATATGAAGGAAGTTCCGACAGTAGGTAGTGAATGGGTTGGATACAAAAATGGTCTTAAAAAAGGTTCTGGAAATTTAAAAGGTTGGAAAGTTACATCTGAAATGATTCAACAAGGATTTCAGAAATTTGAATTATTAACAGAGTTAAATGATCCTGAAGCATATGGATGTGAAAGAATAAGGATTAAAAACTGTAGATTTAGCAAAATAAATTTAGCAAACTTTAAGCCAGGAGAAGTAATTGAAGAAGAAATGCCATTCGTGTTTACAGGATATGAGTTGGTGGACCCAATAGTTGCAGACTAGCAGCTATTTTTTATGTAATTAGATAGCAAGGCATAAAGCCTTGCTAATATTTTAAATATTTGAAAGTGAGGAATTATAGTATGGAAGATAATAAAATTTTAGAAATGAGAGAACAGGACATAATAGCAAAATTAAAAGAAGAAAGAGAGATACCAAGCGCAACAGTAGTTTTAGAAAGTTTGGGGATTCCAGTTGCATTAAAAGGCTTAACAAGAAAAGAGTTAGATAGAGCAAGAAAAATCTCTACTCATGGGAAAAAAGAGGAACTTAACAGTGCTGAATATGATGCTAATGTAGTTATTGCGGCAACTACTAATTTTAATTGGAATGCTGCAAAACCTTCTAATATATCAGATGCAGCACAGTTCTTAATGAGAAAATGTTTAGCAGGAGAAATATCTAATTTAGCAGGTAAGGTTTTAGAGCTTAGTGGATATGGTGATGAACTAGAAGAAGCGGAAGATATAAAAAACTTATCGGCCGAGGAGGAATAATAACTCGGCTCTACAATGTTTTTACTATGCATAATATAATGCCACATCAATTTTATGGAATTGAAAATAATGAAATATCACAAAAATTAATGATGGTATTTAGTGATTATGAAGTAAAAAAACATAATGATGCAATTAAAAAGTAAAGGGGAGCTGTCAAATTGATGGCTCCCCATTTTTTGTATTAGGAGGTGTTAACTTGGCTAATAAAGAAGTGTATAGATTAAGTATTGGAATTAATGTAACAGGTGATTCACAAGCAAAGAAAAAGATATCTAGTCTTGAAAGTGCTACAGAAAAAGCAGAAAAGAAAATAAGGAAGTTAGATAGAACTAATATAAGTCCTACAGCTAAATTAAATGATAAAGCTAGTTCTGCAATAGATAAAATAGAGTCTAAAGCTAAAAAGTTTACTAGCGCTAAAATGACAGCAACAGCAAAAATAAAAGATGATGCAACAAGTGGAATAGAAAAGATTCAAAGTAAAGCTGATAGATTAGATAAAACTGAATCTAAAGTAAAAATCAAGGCAGAAGATCAAGCGAGTTCAATTATAAATAAAGCACAAACGAAAATAAATGGATGGATAAAAACTGGGGCAAAGAAAATAATATCTATCGGACTGGCCGGAACAATGCTTGTTGGTGGATTAGGTTTAAAAAGCACTATGGACGCATTCACAGATTTTGAAAAAGGATTGTCCAGTGTACAAGCGATAACAGATGCTACAGATTATGATATGCAGAAATTAAAACAAACAGCATTAGATTTAGGGGCTAGTACCGCGTGGTCAGCAAGCAATGTTACACAAGCGGAAGAACTACTTGGTCAAGCAGGATATAGCACACAAGAAAATATAGCAGCATTACCAGGACTATTAAGCTTAGCAAGTGCTGGAAGTTTAGACTTAGCAACTGCTACAGATATTGCGGTAAGTTCTATGAAGGCTTTTAATTTAGATGCTTCAAAAGCTGGACATGTAGCGGATGTATTGAGTTTAAGTGCAAATGCAACTAACTCAGATGTAACAGATTTAGGTGAAGCAATGAAATATATTGCTCCAGTTGCAAATTCATTGGGTATAAGTATAGAAGACACAGCAAGTGCAGTAGGTTTACTTTCTAATGCAGGAATTAAAGGAAGCCAAGCTGGAACAGTATTAAGACAAACATTAAATAGATTAGCAAGTCCTACAGATACTGCATCTGAAATGATTGAAAAGTATGGAATTAAGGCTTTTGATGCACAAGGAAATATGAAATCTTTAGGTGAAGTAGTGGACATATTAAATACTTCATTATCAGATTTCAATAGTCAACAGAAGGCTGATGTAATAAGCACTATTTTTGGCACAGAATCTATGTCTGGTGTACTTGCATTAATGAATCAAGGTGGAATGGCTGTAACTGAATTAACAAAGAGGTTAGAAGGAGCAGATGGAGCAGCACAAAAAGTTGCAGACACTAAACTTGATAATTTAGCTGGACAAATGGAGAACCTAGGTGGGGTAGTTGAAACTATGAAAATTAATTTAGGATATAAATTAGCACCTTATGCCAAACAATTTGTATCTTGGGTTACTGATAAAATACCAGTTATAGAAGAAAAAATAGTAAGTTTAGTAGATTATATAAGCACTCATACAGGACAAATAAAAGCCATGGCAGTATCATTAGTAGCAGTAGGAACGGCATTTGCTGGATTAAGTGCAGTAAGTAAAATAGGTGGAATTATTACAGGATTAAAATCAGTAGGTGGATTGCTAGGTTTAGGAAGTACAGCAGCAAGTGCAGCTGGAATAGGAGAAGCAACAACAGTAGCGGCAGGAGGATTAGGAAAGTTTGCTTTAGGTACAAAATTAGCAGCATCAGGAGCTAAAGCATTAACATTTATGACAGGGCCAGCGGGATTAGCTATAGCAGCATTAGCAATAACCGCAGGAGTTGCAGCACATGAATTAAAAAAAGAAGTAGTTCCAGCAGTGGATTTATTTGCAAATGGTACTGAATTAAGTTTAAATAAAGTAACAAATACATTAGAATCTACAACAGTAAAGATATCAGATGCGACCAAAAAGAATGTTGGTTATTACATGGAAATGGATAATAAAATATCAAAGACATTAAATAAAATGAAGTATACACATCAAATAATGTCAGAAGGAATAGCAGATTATTTTACAAACAATATAGAACAAATGAGTTCTCAAGTTACATCAAAGTTAGAAGAAACTAAAAGTAAAAGTGATAAAATACTTCAAGACATGTTTGCAAATACTAATTTAAGTGCAGAGCAACAAGGAACAATAACAGTAGCAGTAGATACAGTTTATTCTAATCAACAGCAAACAAATGACAATGCATCTAAAAGTATCATAGAGGAAGTGAATGCTGCTGCTACAGAAGGAAGAGAGGTAGATTACAGTAAAATAACTGAATTAACTAGTCAAATGAGAAGTAATGCTATAACAGCATTATCAGATACAGAAAAAGAAGCGGCAATAATTCAAGGCAGAATAAAAGATAATTCAACTAGAACGACTACAGAAACTGCATCTGAAATAATTCAAGAACTCGAAAAGCAAAGGCAAGGTACCGTTGACAAAGCTAACGCTGAATATGCTGAAAGAATAAATTTAGCTGAACAAATAAGAGCTCAAGGTGGAGAAAAAGCGGAGCAAGCAGCAACAGCAATTATTAAAGAGGCTGAAAGACAGAGAGATGAAACAATTAAATCAGCAAAAGATACTAAACAACAAGGGATTGATATGCTTAAACAATCATATGCTGATTTAGAATCACAAGTGAGCACAGATACAGGAAAAATATTAAGTTTTTGGGACAGATTAAAGCAATGGTGGGGAAGTAATAACTTTGAAACTAAAACAGCTAATGTTGTAGTAAGTAATCCGACAGCTAGTGGTACAAGTGGAGTTACTCAGACGGCAACAGGAACAGTGACATCATCAAGCGACATAAAGACTACTAAGACCTATAACATGCCAGATCCTAAAAAGAATATGTCGAGCGGAGGATATGCAAGTGGAACAAACTCAGCAACAGCCGGTATACATGAAGTAGCTGAAAATGGAATAGAATTAGTTATAGGAAGACAGTATAGAAACTTTGATGGTGGAGAAAAAGTGCTTAACAATGGAGAAACTAAATCATTCTTACATGGTTTAGGGAAAACACAAGTTGTTCAACCACAGGTTCAAGTGGCAGGACAAGGAGGAAAACAATTCAGCTTTAATATGGGGGATATAAATATTCAAAATAGTGAAGACAAAGAACAAATAATAGAACAGGCCTGCCAAGAATTTGCAAGACAATTTAGAGAAGCATTGTTTAATACTAAATAATATGGTATTATATGGTATGAAAAGGGGAGATTAAATGAAGAAAAGAATTATTATAGAAATTATAAGTGGTATTTTAATATTTGGAATTGGATTTCTAATTGGGGATAGTTCAGCAGTAAATAGAATTAACAAAGGGATAGAAGTTAAAGTTAATTCAGAAAGTATCAACAATAATACTGCAGTAAATAATGCGAAAATAGAAAATAGACCACCATTAACTATAGAACAGCTACCTTTAAATATTACAATAAAAGAACCAGATAGTATAGGGGGTGTTTATTTGGATGCAACTTTTACCAATAATTCAGATAAGAATATAACAGGATATACTGCGACTATATTATTAAAAGACAGTAATGAAAAAGCATATTTATCAGCATATGATACAGTATTATCTGGAGAAACATCACCTACATTTGAATGCTTTGGACCTAAAACATTGAACAAAGAAGATATAGAAATATTAAATTATGAAATAAATATTGATAATGGTGATGGTACTACAACATATTTAGAATATGATTCAAAGTTAAATAAATATCAATGGTAAATAAGGTATGCAAAAATGATAAACAATTGATAAAAACATGAGAAAAAACAGAATATAAATATAGTATAATAAATAGTATAAGAAGCATCTAGGAAACTAGGTGCTTTTATTATGCAAAAATAAGGGAGAAAGCTATGGATGTATATTTAAAAGATGAAAAAAATAATATTAACTTTCATTTTCCAGTTAATCCAATGAAATCTCTCTCTAAAGGAATTGAAAGAAGATTTAAAACTGGAGATATTATTAATTATGGCGAAGTTGATATTTACAAAACAGGAGAAAACATTGAAGAAATTAGTTTTGATACATTGTTTCCTCAAGAATATAATGAATCATTTTGTAAATATTCTACTTTAAAAGATTCACAAAGTACAGTAAATATGTTTGAAAAATGGGTTATGCAAGAAGAACCTTTAAGGCTAATTATTACAGATATAAATATTAATATTCTTGTTAATATATCTAAATTTCAACAAACCTATAATGCAGGAGAAATTGGAGATGTATATGCTAGTATAACTTTTAGAAGACATAGAGAAATAATAATAGATACAGTAAACAGTACAATATCTAAAATAGGACAACAATTAAATTCTAGAATTGGAGAAACTACAATCTATTATAATAAAGGAAATAAAGTAAAAGTAACTACAAGCTCTTTAAATGTTAGAGAAGGTCCTGGAACTACTTATAAAATTATTGGGACACTTTCAAAAGGAAAACAAGCAGAAGTATATCAAAGTAAAAATGATTGGATAGAAATTTATTTTGGTAATAATGGTGGTTGGATATTAGCTAATTACGTAACAAAGGTGTGATTTTATGGATATTATATTAAAAAATAAATATAAAATATCTTTGAATACTACAGGATCTACTTTGAAGGAAAGCATAGATAGTATAGCTTATACATTAGAATTAAGTCTCATTAAAGATAAGGAATTAGTTAAGATAGGATTGTGTAAAGGCGATTCTATTAAATTATATGATTATACATTTGAAACACATAAGTATATAAAAATGTTTGATGGAATAGTATGGGATTGTGATGCAAGTGATAAAGAAAGAACTATTTCTATTACTGCAAAGGAAAGAACTGTCTACATGGAAGAGTCTGAAGATGAATACTTGTTTAGCGGAGGTAGAACTGCAACTCAAAGAGCTAAAGAAATATGCAATGATTGGGGGATTCCTTTAGGAGATTTTCCGGACACAGGTGTAGGACTTGCTAAAGATAGAAAGAAAAGTACTTTATATTCGATAATGAGAGAAGATTTAAGAGAAACCGCACAAAAAGGTGGATATATGTATCGTTATAGAATGGAAGAAAAACTTAATTTAGTAAAGATAGGAAACAATTCTATAGTTTATAAGCTAGATTCTATATTAGAAGATTCTAAGAGGAAACAATCTCTAAGTGGTGCAGTGACACAGGTGAAAGTTCAGGGAAAAAATGAGAATGATGATACTAAAACACCTATTCTTGGAACATTTAAAGGTGACGCTACATTTGGAACATTTCAAAAAATAGCACAGGATGAAAAAGTGACAGATTATTCAAGTGCTAAAGAAAAAGCAAATACTATGTTTACTACAGGAGATGATACTTGGACTTTTACTTGTGTTAAAGATATAAGTGATATTAGAGCAGGAGATAAAGTACAAGTAGGTAAAAGAACTTTTTATGTTACAAATATTTCACATGTATTAGGAAGTGGTGCTAGTATGAGTATTACTGCAGTAGAAGATATTGAATTGATAAGGAGTAAATATTATGCCTAAGCAACAAGTAGATCAAGTTCAAGAATTAGCACGTGGAATGAATAAAAAAATGCAGAGAACAGTACGAGAAGGAATGTTTGGAACTGGTATGTCATTAGGAACTATAACCGCTAACGGATTAAGTATAGATGGATGTGATTATATCTTTAAAGATTATATGATATTAGAGTATTTGACTTTAAAAGATAGTTATTGGACAGAATCTAGTAGTTGTGCTGTAGGCGCTTCACATATACATGAATTTAAAACTCCAGAACCAATCAAAAGAATAAAGAATGGAGAAAGAGTTCTAGTGGTACAGTTTGGTGCAGATAATGTTGTTGTAGGAAGGGTGGTGTCACATGCCAAACTTATTTCCGGATAATATATTAGAAAATCCATTGGTTACTGAAGAAGATGAATTTGTACAAAAAAGAAGTTATGCAGTAGATTTCAATACAATGCAATTTATTAAGAATCCAGATGGTACAGTAAAATTATTAGATGAATTTGAAAGTTATATGCAATGGTGCCAATTAGCTATGATGACTACTAGAAAAGTGTATATGGCCTATTCAGATAAATTTGGCAAAGACATTATAGGTTTAGATTTAGATAGAGCAGCAACAGAACTTGAAATTAAAAGAATTACACAAGATACATTAATAGTGCATCCATTAACGAAAAGTGTAGGTAATTTTACTTATACATGGGTAGGTAATAAATGTTTTTATGAATATGATGTAAATTCAATTTTAGGATCTAAAAGGTTAAGTAGTGAAACCAGTTAAAAAGTGAGGTGGTTAATTAATGTCAACTAATGTAACATTACCAATTTATATTACAGAAAGTGCAGATGATATTCATAATAGAATGATAGAAGCAGCTCCTTCAAATATTAATACAATTGAAGGAGATATTTTTTGGGATAATACAAGGCCAACAGCTGAAGAAATAGCAAAAGTAAAAAATATAGCTTTAAAAAATCTTATATATTCTCGGTTTCCACAAACTGCAGAAGATGAAGATTTGGACTTATGTGGAGAAGAAGATGGAGTGCCAAGAAAAGATGCAGATTATGCAATACAAAAAATAAAATTTACAGGTGTAGAAGGAACAATAATAGAAAAAGGGAAAGTTGTATGCACAGTAGCAACAGAAGAAAATGCTTCTGTTGAATTCAAAATAGATGATACTGTTAGGATAGATTCGACTAAAATAGTGCAAGTAAATGCTACTTGTACTATTTCAGGAACAATAGGAAATGTAGCTTTAGGTAATATAAAAATATTGGCTAAATCGATAGATGGCATATCTAATTTAGAAAACATAGAAATTGTAAAGCTTGGGGTAGATAAAGAAAGTGATGAAAATTATAGTTCAAGAATATTAGAAAAAAATCAAAAACCTATAACAAGCGGAAATAAAAATCATTATGAGACTTGGGCAAAAGAAGTAACAGGTGTAGGAGATGCAAAATGTTTTCCATTATGGAATGGCCGAGGAACAGTAAAAGTTGTTATTGTAGACACTAATAAAAAAGGGGCTACAACACAACTAATTCAAGATACTTATAATTATATAGATAGTGTTAGGCCAGTACTAAGTGGCACATTGACAGTTGTAAGTGCTACAGAAAAATCCATACATATTACAGCCAATATATTTTTAGTAACAGGCTATACAATAGATAAAGTTAAAGAAAGCTTTAATTTATTATTAGGTAAGTATCTAAAAGAAGTAGCGTTTAAAGCAACATATATCAGTATTGCAAGAATAGGTAACATTCTTTTAAGTACAGAGGGTGTCTTAGATTATAGTAGCTTAACATTAAATACTGGAACAGGTAACTTACAACTTGCAGATGAAGATATAGCAATATTAGGAATAACTACTTTTAGTGAGGTGACTGCATAATGAAGTTAGCTGACTATTTACCTAATGAAATTGTTGGTATTCCTGAAAATGAAACAATATTAGCAATAACACAAGGGGAATTGAGTACATTAGAAGAGAATTACTTAGACGTAAAAAAGCAATTTCATATTGATACAGCAACATGGGGACTAAGATTGTGGGAAGAAAGATATGGTATAGAATACAATCCAAGTGTGAACTATGAACAAAGAAGAGAAATAGTTAAAGCTAAAAAAAGAGGACAAGGAATAGTAAGTAAGGCACGTATTAAAAACAGTGCTGAATCATTCAGTGGTGGAGAAGTTGAAGTTATAGAAGATGATGATGATTACTATTTTATAATAAAGTTTGTTGGAGCTAAAGGTGTTCCAAGTAATATGACAGCATTCTGTAATATGCTAAATGAGATTAAACCAGCTCATTTAAATTATGAATTTGAGTACACCTACAATATACTAAATGATCTACTACCATTTAGTATAAATGATTTAACTAAGTATACACTAGAAGAATTATTAAATAAAAAATTATTATAAGGAAGGAGTTTAATATGAGTGGAAAAACAACTAATCACGGATTAATACAGTTAGAGCTTAATGATAACGCTAATTTCCCACAGTTATTAAATGATACATTCAAAACAGTAGATAAAGGTTTAACACTGGATGTGGGTACATCTACAGGAACAGGAAATAACTATATATTAGATATTGGAAGTATTACATTAGCAGAAGGCAATAAAGGCATATCTTTTAAGTTTTTTGCAGATAAAGACTCAACTGGAGCAGTAACAATAAACACTAATTATAATTTAATAAAAGCAAATAAAAATGAAGTAAAAAATTTAAAAAGTGGTGCGCCATATATAATAACATATGATGGTGGCTCAAATTTTTTCTTAGCTAGTGGTTCTGATGAATCGGATTCCACTAGCGTTGGTACAGATGGAAGTAATGTATTAGCACCAAACACTTTTATTGGAACAGATGGAGAAGTTCATACAGGAACTATGGTAAATAGAGGGGCTGTAAGTGCAACATTAGGCATCAATGGAACATATACAATATCTAAGGGCTATCACAATGGAAATGGTAAGGTAGCACAAAATATAACAACACTAGGAGCAAAAACATATACACCAACCACTTCAAATCAAACTATTGCAAGTGGACAATATCTAAGTGGGATTCAAACTATTAAAGGAGATGCCAATTTAATAGCAAGTAATATTATAAGTGGAAAAAGTATTTTTGGGGTTGCTGGAAATGCAACAATAGAAAGTTTGGGTGGAAAAAAATATGTAACAGGAGAACTAAAAAAATCACCTAATCCAACAACTATAGATTTTGGCTCTGAAATATTAGTTTTTTGTGGAGTAGGATATCCAACTAACGGTGCAACAGGAAAACCAATATATGATGATTATTATATAGCATTATTTGCAAATTTTGATGATGGACAAGGTACTACATTTGTTAGTACATATAACACTATTAACTCTACGAAATTAAAAGTTGAAGGAACTAAATTAACAATATCTTGTGATACTGCTTTAAGCACTATATCACATTTTACTTACTATGCAATTTTAAAATAAGGAGTGAGTTTTATGAAAACATTAATAGTATATGACCAAACAGGCAATATAATATTTACACAAACTAATGCTATTAGCAATTATGCTTGTTTGGTGAATGATATAGCAGAAGATAAAGCACCGGTAAGTGTAGATGTAGAAAATAAAGTGTGTATTATTGGCGATAGTTTTGAGATAGCAGAACAAAAGAGAAAAGTAAAAGAGGAACTAGAAAGAAAAAAAGAAGATGAATTACAAAAGTTACAAAGTACAGAAGAAGAGTTAAGTAGTACACAAAAAGAAATTTTGGATATTAAGGCTAATCTAGTAGATATAGAATATAAAAATTTATTAGTATAGGAGAAGTTAGTATGATAGATATGTATGAAATGATGAAAGATTTAATTAATAATAAATACTATGATAATAAAGAAGAAATAATTGAAAGATTGAATGTATTTTTAGCTTATAAAGTTATAACAGTAGAGCAGTATCAAGAGTTAATGCAACTTACAGAAAGTAAATATACAGAATAGGTCAAAAGGATACAAAAAACTAAATAGTATTTAAAGTAATAGATTAAGACTTTAAGAGTCTTTTTTTATTTACTAAATATTAGAAGAAGGAATTAATAGGAAAATACCGAATCTATACAAGGAGAAGGAGATGATAAAATGAGTGGAGCAAGTAGAGGATTTACTACTGGAGAACAAATAGATAGTGGTAGTCCAAGAGGTTTAGACAGTGGTAATCCTAAAATGGATACAACTAGTCCAAGAGGATGAGGATTAAGATTTTAAAATTTAAGACAGTTTTAAGCTGTCTTTTTTTATTGCTTAAATTTAAGAAAAGAGGTAAAGAAAGATGGAAAATTTAATTTATTCATTAGCACACAATATATTTATAAAAATAGCTATATGGGCTATATTATTAGATACATTTTTAGGAGGATTAAGAGCATTA